CGCCGGGATCGCCCAGCGTGATTACGTCGCCGGCCGACACGGTGAACGTGTTCGTGATCGATCCGGTGTTACCGCCGCTGTCGGGCGTCGAATCGCTGCCGTACTCAATGACTTTGGTTGAGCCACGAAACACGCGCCACCAGTAGTCGTAATAGACATTGGTTGCGGTGATGTGGACAACGCCAGCCTTACCGGCTGTAATTTTGGGTCGATACCCTAAGTATCCAAGAATCTCACAGTCGGCTGTGTATTTTCCAGAAGACCAGTAAGTGGGTGACGCTGTGCCTTCCGCACTTGTTCCGATTAGGTAATACCACCATGTGTTGTGGTTGTAAAATACAGGAGACGCACAAGACGACGGTGCCATCATTAGGCGAGCGTCAGGAAACGACACAAACGACTTGTTTGCACCACCAGTGCCTGATGTGACGTAAACCGAAAAAGGCAAAACAATTCCGTCTATGTCGTAAAATCCGTCAGGCATTCTGATGGTTCCGACAATTGGAATTTCGGAGGTCAGCGGGCATACTGCGTGGTCTAAGAAAAACGACCGCCCTCTTCGTTGCAGGTTGGCTCCAAAGGCATAAGAAAAAGCTACACCACTTACAGTCATTGCTCCTTCGTACATGTACGAAAGGCCATCTCCAACAAGAAGGTAAGCGTTGTAGAAACTTGAGCCTCCAGAGCAACCAAGCTGTATGCCGCCAAACTCTCCAGATTCCCCCCAGTTGTCGGCGTAGCCAATTGTGTAGCCGTCTTCCAAAATGTATTCGTAGTCTGGGTCGTGGCACGAAACATCATGCTTTGTCATGTGGCGGCAAAACAAAAGCGACTCAATGTAGGATTTGAGCGCAGCAGCAGTCCCGCTTGGCAGCGAGGCACCTGTGACGCCAGCAGATGCCCCTAAATCAAGTCGCATCGTTATTGCTGGTGGTAATGTACAGAGATCGGCACAGTAGCTGCACGAATCGGCAGGCCCGCCGCCACCGCCGCAACAAAAGCACCCCGGTATAAACATCCCGCCCTCCTATCCGCACTGGGCTGCGATGAGATACCAAGCGGTGCCGTCTTTCGCGATGCCGCAGTTTCGCGATGAGCTTGCCGTCGCAATCGACGCAAACAAATTCGTCGCCGATACCGTCGTGACCGACGTTGACCCAGACACCGGCAGCGTGACGGTGTTGGTGCCGTTGAGCGACCACGCCCCCGTGAACGTGCCGATGCGGAAAATCTTCTGCTGCGGGTACTGGACTTCCTCGAACCGCGTTTGGATGCGGGTGGGGGTCAGGGCCAGTTCGCTACCGTCAACGGCGGCGACCGTGCGGCGGATGTCGGCCAAGAGGTTTGGGCCTATGAGGTAGCCTTCGGCCATTATGTCAGCCTCAAGTTCAGCACTTTGACCATGTCAAACTCATACTGCGTCTGCTGAATTGTCAGCAGCGGCTGTAGCTTGTACCCGTTGGACTGCGTCTTCCACAGGTTCCTGGGTGTGCCGTCAGCATTCAGTGCCACGGGAGACGATGAAGGTCGTTGCAACAGGCCGCCGCTTTGGTATTCGGGAACGGTCACCATTGCCCGCGTGACTGTGTTCTGCACGTTCGTGGCGTATGAAGTGGCTCCAGCGGTGAAGAGTATCTGCCCGTCCATGTGCTTTAGCGCAAGTGCTTTCCAATCAACGTCGGCGTCATCCTTGCGGTTGTTCAGGACATTGAAACCTTCCACGACTTGAAGGCGATCCCAGCCGATAACCGTCTGAGCGTATGGGATCGGGTCATTTGGGTCGGCCGAAGCGGTTGGCGGGCTGCCGTCTGGGTTCGGAAGCACAACCAAATTCGGATCGTAAAGAAGTTCGTATGTCGCCAGCCAGCCACGGAATGTCTGCGACCCAAACGTCTCAACATGAGGCTTGTAGGTAACCCCACGAAACATGAGCGTGTGAACTGGGAAATCGTAAGTGGTTCGCGTCGTCAGCCTTACGATCTTGCTGTTGATCCATCCACCATATTTATTAAACTTGATTGGATCGTTTGGTTCGTACTGCTCAATGTGGAATGAGGTGACTGGCCGCAGGATCGTGACGCCGTCATAAAGGTCGCCGTTGGGATTGGCGGGCCGCTTCCACAGGTCTGGGTTTGCTGGCGGATAAGTTCTCCAGATGTTTGCCGGCCGCTCCATGAGCGACATTGAAGTCGTCCAGTTCGCAACGCGAATCTCTGGCGAGTCCTGCTTCGGATCGTGATCCTTCATCTGATCCGAAGCGAACTGACTGGCAAAGTTCTTGTACTTGAAAGTGACAAGGTTTACCAGACGACTGTCGCCGTCGAACTTGCAGTCAAATTCGTAGCAAGTCAAAAACTTGTTGTCTGGATGTGCGTCTCCGATTTTCACGCCGCAGAAGATTTGCGGGTCATACTTCTCGCTGGGGTATGACATCAGCACCTTGAACACTCGTTCTCGAGTGTCATGCTGGCCGTCCACCTCGGCGCTGCGGGTGAACGTCTGCGCCTGCCCAAGTTCTATGGATTGAATCATGGTCAGCCTTCTGTGATGTCAACGCGAAGGCGGGTGCCGGAGGTGCCGGTAGCCTGGTACGTCGATCCGGCGACAAGCCTGAGAACCGCTGGCTCGCCGGCCCGCAGGTTGGCGAACGGGACGAACGTCGCCCCGTTCAGCACTCCAATGGCGGCGGTTGCCGCAGTGCTGGTCGAAAGGTTCTGGATGAACGCCACTCCGACGTTTGTCAGGTTGGCGGTGCTGATGCCAACGGCCGATCCAGACAGCGAGAGCGTGTTGCTCTGGAAGCCAGAGTTCGCCATTGACGCTGTCGCGCCGGATACGCTGGCGCTGTTGGTCAAGTTGTCCTTGCTGAGAGAATAAGCGCAACTGATATTCAAGTCTGCCATGATTTTCCTTAGTTGACGATGATGCCGGTGGCGTCTCTGATGCCATCTCTGATCTCGGCCAGCAGTTCCGACTGGTGTTTCATTTCAGCGAAGTTCACATCCTTGCTGGCGTCATCGCCGCGGAGCAGGCGGTTGAGTTCGCTCGAGCCAGCCGCTGAAGTTACGTCTGTGGCATTGAGCGCCGCCCGAGAAGGCCCGCCTGTCAGGGCGTTCTGTCTTTCGTCTTCGTATCCCTTAAGCGCTGTCTGCACTTCTTTCTTTTTGTTGTCAAAATACCCTTGCAGAAACTTCTGAGGGTTTGCCATTTCTGCTGCGGCTGCCCCTACAAGCTCGGCGTCTGTGGTAGCCGACTTAACTCGCCGCTCCTTTTCAGACCTTGCAAGATCAAGGCCCGCTTTCGTCCGTTCGCGTTCGCGCTGCACTCCTTCTTGGCGGCTTTTGGCCTCGTCGGCTCGCGACTGTGCGTCCTCAAACGACTTTGCTGCTTTCCTTGCCTCTTCATTGGCGTCAAAGCTGTTGACGGCCCCGCTGCTGATCGCTTGCATTTTCTCTTCGCGGGCGGCCTTTACCGCAGCCCTTGCAAGCTCAACCTGCTTCTTGGCGTCTTCTACTTTTTGTTCATCTTTCGTCAAGCCAGGGGGGTTGAATGGACTGTTCTCGTCCCTGGGGTTTAGCCGAAGATGCGCCTCTTTAGCAGCCAAATCCTCCTCGGCTGTCTTTTGCGCTTTGATAGCATCTTGAACTCTTTGTCCTGCCTCCCTAGCGTTTTTGTCAGCCAATGCGTTCACTGCGGCAGCGTTCTTGGCGGCATCGTTATATGCCCGCCGCGCAGCAATCTCGTCGCGTGCGGCAACGTCTACGGCAAGAGATGATCCCTCCCCAGCCATCCCTCGCTGCCTGCGGATCGCAGCAGATCGATCAGCGAAACTTGCGGAATTACGAACTGCGTTGTCGTACTGACGCTGCGCTCTCTCTGTCGCTTCGGCTTTCTTTGCTGGGTTGCTCTCCATGGCGGCATCGTGCATCGCCATCATCGCGTTTGACAAAGCCCGCCCAGCCGCATCAAGCTCTACCTGGAAAGCAGCCGCACCCTTCACGCCGCGCGCGATCGCATCGGCAACGTCTGATTGCGCTGCGTCGATTTTGTCGCTGGCCGAAAGAGATGCGGTGACTATGTTTTCTGCGAGTTTGTCGCTTGCCGCCGAGACAGAATCCTCAAATTTCTTGATAATGGCGTCTACTGCCGCCACATCTTTTTCGCCCTGTATCCTTTGCAGGCGAGCCTTGTTTCCAAAATCAAAGCCAGTGGCGTCCCTAAAGCTGGATTGAAATGAGTTCGTCAGTTCGTTTGTCCGCTGCGCTCTGAATGCACGAAGGGCGTCTATTTGTGATTCGTCAACAAGAGGGACTGTCGATGACGCTGCGTTCCTAGCCGATCGCTCCCTCCCCCTGGAGGACTCAAGTGCCATTTGGATACTGACGGCTTGGCCTGCGGTGGTGGCATTCTTGAGCTTTCGCTCTAAGGATGCTTGCAACGCTGACTCACTGAGGACGCCTTCCGCCAAATCGCCAGATCGGCGATTGCTGTTTGACCTGCGGAGGTCATCAATCTTGCCGATCACGTCGGCCCTAGCAATCCCCTTACTGGCGTTCTCCGACTTGGACATTTCTTTCGCCAGATCGGCGTAGGCTGCTGACAGCTTTCCGACTCCATCCTTCTGCTTGTCAAGGGCGTCATTGAGAGCCTTTGACTTGTCTTCGGCGGTCTTGCCACCCTCTGCAAATTTCATGTAAGCGATCACTACATGAGACGTTATCACAGAGGCAAGAGCAAGATACAGCCCTGTGTTTCCGCCAGCAACAAACCCAAGCTGAGTCAAGTTGTTTGAGATAGCCCGAATCTTCTGCTCAATGCCGCCAGTTGCGGACATCCAGTCATCGACCGCGTAGGCAGCTTGATTCATTGCAAGCGCAAACTTGTCTGCGCCGCCGCGACCAACGTCTCCAAAGTTTTTCTTCAACCCCACCAAAAACGACTTTGCCTGGCCGTTGTTAAGAAGCTTTTCGGCCACCGCAGCCTTGGCTATGGAGACGGTGAGCGACTCCATTTGATCGCGGGTCTGCTTCGTGCCGAGGACGCCTGTTTGCGAAGCGTCATGCAGGGCTTTTTCGTAGTTGTCGATAGCCTTTGCTGTTGGGCCGCCAACAACTGCCCCCAGAGACATGAATCGCTGTTGAATGGAATCGAGTTGCGACTTATATGCCTTGGGTGCTGCTTCATCCAAGAACTCGCCGAATGTTCCAGAAAAATCTTGAGATGTCTTGTGGTTTACGGCAGTTTTCTTTAAGGCATCAGCCGAAACTCTTGCGGCTTCTCTTTCAGAAAGAGTAGAAGCTGCCGTCAGCGCCACTACCTTGTCTTTGACGGCGTCGATTGCTGGGCCAAGAACTCTTTGAATTGGTATTGGGAGCTTTTCGATAACCGCAAGGGTTTGTTTTACATCGGCCTCAAGGCTGGCGATCTGCTGGTCTGCCGAACCGATTTCAGAACCGAATACGCCAGCCGCTGTCCTTTGATTTGCGAATGCGTCAATTTTATTTGCTCTGCGTGTCAGCTTGGCTATATCGGCGTCTTTCGATGCTGGGCTTCCGCCCGCAGCAGCCAAGGCAACAGAGTCACTTTTTAGCTTGTTAAGAAATCTCTCAGCCTGCGCCTTCTTTGTGGCGTCCTTCATTTTCGCAACGTCTGCCGTGGCTTTCTGCACGGCGGCGTCGAAAGCGTCGATAGGCGCTGCGGGCGTCCCAATGGAGTCGGTTATCTTGGCAAGTTGTTTGTTGAACGCCGTTGTTTTTGCAGTCCGCTCGTCTAAGTCCTTGTTGTCTTGCTCAAACTTGGTTACGCTTGCGCCAGCATAAGCCAACCCAGCGTTCGCTGAAGATATCTGACCAGCAGACATCGCACCATTTGACCCTTCTGGGAATGCAATGCTGTGTCCCACATCGGTTAAGTCGCTGCCATGCTTGGCCTGAAGCTGCATCCTTTGCACGTCAGTGAGCTTTTCGATTCGCGAAATCAGCGTCCCGTAAGAGGAACTGACTTGATCGACGTTCTGGGCTTGCCCAGTGAATGCTCTATTGAGTGCATCTGCGTTTTTCTGGGCGGCCGACGCTGCGCTTTCCAGTTCCTTCTTGAGCCTGCTGGCGTCGTCTGCCGTGTCTTTCATTGCAGCGTCGGCAGCAATCTGATCGGCGACAACCTGCTTCATCTTGGCAAGGTGATCGTTGATGTCGGGCAACTGGTCTTTGTTGCCGCTGGAAATCATCGCTCGAGCTTGGTTGTCAAGGTCTTCCAGTTTTGCTGACGCAAAGGCCCGGCTTGCGGGGGCCATGCTGCCAACCTGCGAAAGAATCTGTTGCCGTTGCTGCGATGCCTGCTTGATGCTTTGGGCTTGGCCCGTAAAAGCAAATCTTGCGTCTTGCCCCAAGTCGGCATAGGTGCTGATGATCTTTTCGATGCTTTGCTGAAGTCGCTCAGTTTCGGCGGCGGCCTCCTTGGCACCGACATCCATCTTGTGCATGCCGTCAATCTGGGCGCTTATCTCGCCAATCAGCTTCAGCGCTTTTGGTAGCTGCGACTCTTTCTCTGAGGTAACCGCACCTGCCAAGCTGTCAACCGCATGGCCCCCAGAAGTCCCTGCCGCAAATGCCTTCTTTTGCTCTGCGGACAGCTTGCTGATAGTAGCGACGATCTGGTCATACTTGGCTTTTGCTTGGTCAAGGTTTTGCGGTAATCCGCTCAACGCTGCTGCGGCAGAGGATCGAAGCTCTTCAAAAGCCGCAGTCGTCCGCTTTATCGTGGCCGCCTGCGTGTCAAGCTTGTCGTAGACAGCGATCTGGCGGTTGATCTCCTCCGTTACATCCCGAAGCGCGACCACCCGTGCGTTTAATGCGGCCTGTGCTTCCGCAGACGGGCTGGCCTGAAGGGCAGCGTTGTACTGGGCCACCGCATCAGCCGCGGCCTTTTGCTCTTGAATAAGCTTGACCAGCGAGGGGGTCATCTGGTGTGCTGGCAGTGCGGTCACCTTCGCATCTGCCGACGACGCCCGACTCAACTCGTCATATGCGCCAGGCTGCGAGAACCGAAAACCCTTCCCTGAAGACAGCTTGCCGGCCATCTGCGCCGCTTCGCCAAGGTTTCTGAAGGCATCGGCCAGCCGCTCGACTTGCTTCTCGCCCTCTACCAGTTCACCTTGCGTTACGGTTTGACCCACCTCTGAAAGCTTGTCACGAAGCCTCTCGGCCTCGGCCTGTGCCTTGATGAGTGCAGGTGCAAACGCCTCACGCATAGACGCAGACATCGTCTCTGTCTGTTTTGCGATCTGGGCGATCGGGGCCGTCATGGAGAAAGCAACCGACTCCATCTTCCGCATGCTGGCGGCTGCTTCTTCCAGCGTCTTGCCAGGGAAGTTCTTCAGCCCAGCGAAGTCCAGCTTGCCAGATGTCGCCGCCCGCAGCATTCGCTCGAAACGCTGCGCCTTCGTGTACATCTGATCGAACGACGCGCCGGTCTGCCCGCTTGTGGCTGCCAGCGACCGAACGACCTTGCTGGAGAAGTTGGTGACTTCGTTGGCGCACCGATTCAGCTTCGACTCAAAGTCGCCGGTACTAACGCCGACGACCGCAGAGATTTTGCCGAGGTATCCCATGGTGTCACCCTGTGAGCTTTCTTAGCTCGGCAATGATCTGTTCCTGCGTCTGCTCCGGCCGGTGGCTGGAGGGGATGAATGCTGACTCGTCGGGGATGTCGTTCTTCTTGTAGTTGCCGCTGGCGCACATCACGATCCGAGCCAGGCGGGCCGTCTGCTGCCAAGGATCGGGGAGCGGCCACCTTTGGTCGAAGGCATACCACTCCGCGATCTCTTGGCTGTCGATTTCTTCCAGCAACTGCTTGACCGTCTTGCCGAGGGCCAGAGCTAGGCGGAAGTAGAAACGTCGCTCGGGGCGCTCGGCGAATCTTTTCCCATGGCGTCAACGTCCTCCGGCCGGAAGTAGTTCAGCGCCCACGCGGCATCAAACAGCCGGTTCAGCACGACGCTGTTCTTGTCGCCGAGGGCGGCGATGTCAGCGTCAGAGGTGAACAGCCGTTTGCCGATGTCGTCGCACAACGTCAGGACGAGGAACTTCGACCGGATTGGCTTGTCCTTCTCCTTCTGGAGGCTTTCCTCGAAGATGTCGCGGTCGGTGCCGCGGAGGACGCGGACGTAAACGTCGCCGTTCCACTCTGGGACGTTGACAAGCTCCAGCTTGGCGTCGTTGGCGGCGAGAATGGCTTTTGCATCAAGAACTGGCATCAGACACCTAACTTAAAAGGTCAAACCAAATGGGTTGTAGTCCGACATTCGGAACTTCATAGACCCGCGCACAAGCTCGGCCGTGCGCACATCAAGGGATACAGCCTCAAGGACGACGTGCCTTGCGACTGTGTAGTTGGCTGCGCAGGTGAACTTCACGACGCCATACCCGCCAAGAAGCGATTGCATGTCGATGCCGGCCGCGTCGGCGATGAAATCCACGCTGATGGAACCCCCCGACTGCGCCCCTGTTGGAACGATTACGGTGGCGTTTGATCCATCCAAGATCGATGTCATGTCGGTAACCTCGGCAACCGGAGATTCAACCGACATGCCAGTGATCTTGGCGTAGATGTTGAAGTCGGGAGTGCGGTAGACGACGCTTTTGGGCGTGACCGCCCCCAAATGTCCGTAAAAGACAAACGTCGCACCCTGTGGGCTGAATCCCGCCATGGGCCACCTTTACGCAACGCGGAAGGTGAGGCTGCCTTTGACGAGGTCGCCGATCGAGCCACCCACGTTGCTGGAAACGATCGTGGCATTGCCGCTGAACGACAGTGGGCCAGTGATCGCAAGAGCGCCCGACGTTCCAGCGGTCGAGAGGGTCGTGGTGATGACATCGACCGACACTTCCCGCATCGTAGCGAACCCGCCGACGTACTCACGCCGACCGTTGGGGGCGATCCCCAAGTGGCTGCCGTCGATGAGGTCTTGGCTGTCGCTGACATTGACGCTGGTGATGATGAGGGTCGTTGCGGTCGTCGGGAACGTGAACGTCAGTCCCTGTGCGGAAATACCTGCCATCGTTGCGCCTCCTTGCGCTGGTTGTGCTACCCGGTAGCCTCTTGCCACCGAATTTGATAAAGCTGCCTTACTTCATATGCTGGTGGAAGCTGCGATCCGTACATGGTGGGGTCAAGGAAATCGTCCACCTCGGACACCAGCCTCATATCTTGTATTGTAACCCCTGCCAGCGTCCCAGTGTGACCATCCAGAGCGAGGCGAACTTCGTCGCCTAGTTCCCGCACGGTGTCGTATGTCAATGCCCACGCGGCGATCTGAAGACTCACCAGCGGCATGAAGTTTGGGCCAGCCAAGTTGGATTCACGGCTTATGTTTGCCCGCTTGTAGACGATGTACGGCAGGGCGGCGTCTGTTCGCGGCACGGCGATCGGGTAAACCTGAAAACCGACGATCCTCGCCACCGCAGGGGTGGTGACAAGACGCATGTAGACGTGTTTTTCGGGGGTGAGGATCATTGGTACTTCCTGACTGCCGCCGAAAGCATGCTCTCAAGCGTCCGCAGCACGTCCGCTTGGCATTCGGTGATTGTGTCTCGCATCAAATGCATGGCTGGCATCGGGGCAATAGTTTCGCCCGGCTTCAAGGTGATCGGATGCTGCTTTCTGCCGTCACCGCTGGGGCCAGTGCCTGCGAAGTCGCGCGAGTAGGTGCTGCCAGGCCCGCGCTCGCGAAGGCTGCCCATGAGGAAATAGTAGCCGGCCCCGGCATTGGCGAACTGCTTGTCGTTCATGCTCTTGCCGGGGTGCAGGTGCATCTTTCCATTGATCCGCTGATGCACGTTGACGTAGGTGCGGCGGTTCTCGGTTCCCGGCCGGCGTGGCCCACTGCCGAACTCGACAAGCCAACTGTGATTTCCCGATTCTTGGCCTGGCTGCGAGCCGACGTTGCCCGTCTGTCTCGGGCCTGTTACATCGACAACAGCCCTGCTTCCGTTGGCGTTTTTGTAATTGCGAGGCATTGTTGTCACCGAATTGGCAAGGTTGCCGGTGGCGACATGTTGGCGGGCTTTGCTCTTGTACGTCTCTTCAACAATTTTCGAGGCCGTGCGTACGGCATGCTTCAGAATTGCGTCCGAAAGAGCTTCTCCGACCATCTTGTCAAGCTGTTCGTAGAGGTGGCGAACGCCCGAAGTTCTGATGGTCACGAACTGGTTGAGTTGGTGCAGGGCCGTCGTGCCGTCGATATCCCGCGGCGTGGCGTTGTGCCTGTAAAGCGCCATCACTCCACCTC